TGGCGGCCGACAAGGCGGCCGACCGATTGCGTGAGGGGATGCGACATACACGCGAAGAAAAGCAGCATCCAACCTAACAACAAGACGAACCAAATCTTCCAAAACATGAGTGACATATTCAACCAGCAGGGACTCAAGTCCAAGTTCACAAGTATCATCAAAAGCGAAAACCAAGAAAGCAATGACATTCTGGTTGTCTTCAATTCATTTTCCGATATTAGTTTGGATACTGCTGAGGACATCGAATACACTGATCTCGGGAGCGCACTACTTGAGCACTCGGTGAAAGTCTTTAGACCCAAGCCCTATGATGAGCTAATTAATGTTCCATTCACAGAGGCAGCATCTCCTAGGATGCTGGACCTGTATGAGGAACAGCTTGGGTCTAAGGATGTGAGTCTCCCGATTGGGGCCGGACAAATACTACCCACATACAAGCCCAGCCATGAGATAACACCTCCTCTGACAACCTTGGCCAACTCCTTGGCTTTCGAGTATATGAAGTACATAGAGGGCTCATCAAACCCAGAGTTTGATTCAGCCATTTACAGAACTATCAAAGAACTGCTCGAAATCCAGGGTGCAACAAGGTTCTCCACTGGCTCACTGCTGGGCCAGGTGAAGAGGATAGCGGCCGGGCAAGATGTGGCATACGGCCGTAATGGTCACCATAAGAACAAGAGTTTTAGGGAGCTAGGACTGACACCATACAAGGTCATGAGCTGGCTTGACGAGTATATGCCTATAGGGGAGGGGGAACCTGATTTCAAACTGACGAACACTCTAGATTGGCTCGTATATACGCCACAAGAGGCAGAGTTGATGGGTGTTCCAGATTCACTACCAGCTATAACGCATTCCTCGGCAGCTGGCTTGCCCTGGTTGGGTAAGAAGAAAGGTGAAGTTGCAGTATCAGCTCTCATTACTGCAAACATGCTGATCAAGGACACATCGCGGATTCTAAAGGAAACTCTTTTCTCGGGCTCCAATGACCCTTTGGAGGCTAAGAGGGAAGGAGTTGCTGCGGAGACCGCGAAGAGTAAAACGCGATCAGCGGGTCAATTTTCATCTGAAATACTGAAAATGATTACCACGGAGTACTCTTACACGATGATGGGTCTGTTGTTCCCAAAAGGAGAGAGGTATCACAGAGCTGACCACTTGGAAAAAACTAGGAACATTTGGAGTGCAAGCTATGTGACGCATCTATTGGGATCAATCGTTTCGGACCAACCAGCAAAGCGCATGCTCAATGTTCTCACTTCTAGCGAACCTACCCCATCCCTATCAAAGTTTTCTCCAACTCAAGGGGGGATGGATGCTCTTGTTAATCGCATTCTCGAAGCCACCGACATCACAGAACTGGTGTATGCAGATAACGCCTATATGTACTTCCCTAGAGAGGATGTCTGGTATAGTATAGACCTCACCAAGGGTGAAGCCAACTGTACCAGGGACATTGCAATGACAACAGCAATGTACTTGCTAACTAGGGGGTGGACGAGCAACGAAGGGGTACCACTATACAACTATACGTGGGCTTACCTGGCCCTCTATATGATACCCTACACAACTGTGGACTCTATAAGCATTTTGAAGAACTTCCAGATTAAAAATCCAGGTCAGGGGAGTGGCAACCCATGGACTTTCCTAAACAATCATGTATTGACAACCATACTAATGAACAAGTGGAGAGCCATGGGCCGACCAAAACCTACAGCCCAGGTTATTGAGAAGCTTTCCTCAGAAACTGGTATAGACTTCAAAGTTGAGCTAGTGGTGCCTGAATTCAAGAAGAAACTACTGGAGGCAAGGGAGCACTCGCTCCCTGTTGAGGATAGGATTAGGCCTAGAACGATTGTTTCCATGGACATGTTGGGGTGGGATGTAACACACACTCAGTATGGTTTCACCCCAGTCTTGGCAAAGGAACGATTGTTTAAGTCAATAGCCTGTCCACAACCTCCTAGTAGCACCTTCAGCTCCCACGTAGCCAAACAAGTCCACAAGTACATACAGGACGTCGCACTGTTATACGTGGGTGGGTGGGCATACCCCTGTATAGCCCAAACCATCGAAGGATACGCCCTGAACCATTGGAACACAATTGATTCTATGCTTCGAAACAACCCTAATTATGACCTAGAGAAAGCCTTAACGAAGGCTGTTGACACGAGCCCATTCCGTGAGGTCATGGAGCTAATTAACATCAGGAAACCAATGCACGAGCAAAATTATGCATCGGTCCTATACACACCAAAAGACAGGCCGCGCGTGCAACCAAAGAGGATGATGTCAAGCCCGTTTCTCATCCGAAAGGATGAAAATGTGGCGCAGTACACACGCAGGATGGCAAAGATCCGGCAGGAGAATGACATGGTTAGTGAAGAATGGGCTCCAATAAAGGGGTTGATATCTCGGCTTTTCGCACGGGAAGCCCTGGGTGAGAACCTTAAACTCAGGGAAAACTTCTCCAAGGGTAAGATACGAGAGCTAATGACCAGCATAGAGCAACAATTGAAGGAGAGGGGGATGGGGATGGAAGTTTGGCACAAAGCATACCAGACATCTTCACCCCCTGAAGGTCTCAAAGGGAATCTGGCTCAACTGCTAGTCTCCTTAACACCACCCTGGACCAAGTCTCTCCCAAGAGAGGTGTTTAGGAGGCTGCTGGGATATGACCCAATAGGTTCAGGGAGCACCCCAGAGCTCACAAGTGATGAAAAATACTACTATAATGTCCAAAGTCTGGAACACAATAGAATAGAATACCTACGGAAGCTTAACGAGGATGACATCTCCATTTATGCCAACAAGTACATGGTGTACAGCAGCACACTACTTTCCACAATGTTGCCAGATAAGGTGGAATGGCCTGAACAGAGATCCATGAAGGTTCAAGATGCCATGAACCCATTCATGGTCAAAGGCTTCAAGAACAAAGACATGAAGCCAAGGTTTGGAGAGGAAATATTAGAAGAAGAACAACTCCAAGCCAAAAAGTCATCTACAGAGAAACGGAGAATGCAAAGGAAGGGGCAAAAACTGAAGCTGCAGAGACAAGCTGCAGACGGAAAGTTCGTCGTGCAAAGGTTGAACTGACAAAACCCCGGGAGGGGGGGAGTTGAATCTCGGTAATGGTAGACCCACCAGCCTCTGGTTTGAGACCCAGGCTCCTTTGCCACTAGACTAAACGAAAGTCGGTCACTCTCATCAGGTGACAGATCCCTAATTTAAATAGGGGTGGTAC